GCTGCACCAGCATTACCGATTACACCACCGCCACCGGCTGCACCAGCATTACCGATTACACCACCGCCACCGGCTGCACCAGCAATCCCGTTGACAGGTAAGGTAATCATGCTGCCGAATTCACCGCATACTTATGATGCACTGAAAGCGGCTAACTGGACAGATGACCAGATTATTGCTGCCGGTTACGCTACCCCTAATTACACTAATCCGTAAGTAATACGGGCCAAGGACGGCCCTTTAATTCTGGTGATGAAAATGAATGACTATTTGATTGAAATCGAGTTATCGGAAAGACAATTAAAAAAATTCTCATTAAATATCAAAGCGACTGATTACGATACTGCTGTGATGTTAGGTGAAATGTTAGCTGAACAAATGCCATCTGTTACTGTTTTTAACTCAAAACTTGAAGACGAAACAGAAGCACGTTGGTTTTTGTGTGGTGTAAGTGGTCCATCATTAGTTGAAACAGGAACTATCGTACCATGAACCATAAAACTGTTTTCGAACATCAAATAATCAGTAATTACACTGGCAAGGTCGTACCGGCTTGCTGGACAACCGTTATTACTTATAAGAAATTCGGTTATGTTTTTTGGCGTATGACTAAACCTACTGCTAAACAACTTCGCCAGTGGAAAAAACAAGTTAGAGTGTTCGCACATGGCTAAATACAGAACACCTGAAGCCGAAGCAAAAGAAGCGGTGTTGTTACGGGCTGGTCAGTGGGGTTCTCGTCTGTTTAAAAACAATTCCGGTGTTGCCTATACTGAAGGTGGTAGACCTGTCTTCTTCGGTTTAGGTAACGAAGGTAAAAAGGATGATGACTCGTTTCGGACACCTGACGACGTTGGTTGGACCATGGTGACTATCACACCTGAAATGGTTGGAAAGAAAGTTGCTGTTTTTACCTGTATTGATTCGAAAAAGGTGGGCTTTGTTGTAAAAATGAATTACAGTAAAGGCACACGCGAATATGGACAAAAGAAGTTCTTTGATTTAGTAACTTCAGCTAATGGAATTGCAGGATTTGCGTCAACACCGGAGCAGGTGGACGCCATTTATAATGAATTTCTTCAAAGGGTTACTAAATGAAAACGCTTGATATCATCAGACAAAAATCAGCCGAATACGACAACGCACGTGCTGACCTGCAAGCGCAACTATCTGAACGCTTCAAACAGTTAGTCACCAATCAGGGTGTTAGTTCTGTTGCCGCTGCAACGAATTTACGTGAAAGCACCGTCAGTCAGTATATGCGTTGCAAGATTGCCCCAATCAGTGAAAACCAAGTTATTAAGGCCGAGTTTATTCTTAATAATCTGTAATTCGTTGATAGGGAATTTCACATGCACGACTTACAACAGGCCCGTCAGTTCATTAAGTGTCTGACGGGTTCACCGGATTCAGTTGTTACTTTTCAGTCATTTTACGACCCTAAAAACGGTGAAACGCCTAAAGGTGTAGCGCAAGTTTGGCACAGCACCTTAGCGCAATCAGTTGATTTCATCGACTACAAACAGTCTCAATTGGCTGGTATTTACGTCTGCATCAATGGCACTGACTTGAAAGGTCGTGAGATTTACAACATCAACAACTTACGTGTGTTGTTTGCAGACCATGACGGACAGGCTGAACCAACGTGGAATTTACCACCGCATTTCACGCAACAACGCGACCCGTTACACGGCCACGCTTTCTGGCTTATTGACGCTGGTGATTTATCACACGATGAATGGTCAATACTTCAGAAACAAATTGCCATGTACTACGGTACTGACGAACAGGTTGTTGACCCTTGCCGTGTCGCACGTATGGCCGGAACACTGCATTTAAAAGACGCTTCAGCACCGTCTACTTACAGGATAGTTACCGACAACACTGACATATTACCTAAGTATACAATCGACCAGATTCGTAAGGCGCACGTGTTGTCAGCGGATAAGGACGCTGTATTAAATCAATGGGCTGAAGCTCGGCAAGGGATTAACACTGGTGTTGGTTATGAAGACAATGAAACTGAAATAGCGAAGTTCGTCAGTTTCGTCAGTAATGCCGCGCACCCTGCCGCATTAGGCTCAGGAACGCACGAATTATATCGTGTGGCCTGTTTTGGTCATGACCACGGTATTTCATTAGCTAAAGCAAAAGAACTGCTGTGGCTGCATTATAACCCACGCTGTCTACCACCGTGGACCGAAGACGAACGAAATCACTTCGACGGTGTTATTTACCGTGGTTATCACTACTCTAAGTCTGCCGCTGGATGTAAAACAGCAAAAGCCGGTTTTATGGCACTACCACCATTACCTGAACCCAATTGCGGTTGGGAGAAACAGGCTGAACAATTCAACACACCTGTTACGTTGACGGCTGCAAATTTAACGGTGACTAAACCGGTCATCAATATCACCGAAGGCAAAGAATTTAGATTTGACCACCGTTTATCAAACCAATCTGCTTTGGTGATGGCCGCGCAATTAACGGTTAAATCGAGTCACTATGATTTTGCTTGTGTGTTCGATGGTGTGAACTATCACGGTGTAAGGCTTGTGCGCTGCCAAGAACAGTTTTACGAGTATAACGGTAAATCATGGGCTAAGGTTGGTGATGATGTCATCAAGGCTTCTGTGCAACGTGCATTCAGTATTTACAGACCGCCAGCGGCATTTACCAGCGGTATTTATAATTGCTTGGTGGACCATGTTAACGTTCGTTCTGTTGAGAATGGCACTTGGTTAAGTGAACGTGAAACGTCAACTGGTAATTACACTATTTTCAGTAATGGTATTGTTGACCTGAACAGTAGTGATTTGAGAATTATGCCGCACACACCTGAATTTTTCGGCCTGAACGAACTGGAACACGATTTTAATCCGTCTGCTAAATGCCCGAAGTTTCTTGAATTCCTAACGTCTATTTGGGATGACAACGAAGATATGAAAATGCAGTTGCAAGAATGGCTTGGCTATTGCTTAACCAACGACGTTTCATTGCAGAAATTTGCTGCTTTCGTCGGTAAATCGCGTGGCGGTAAAGGGACTATTGCGAACATTTTAATGAAGATGGTCGGCATGAAAAACGTTGCATCACCGACACTGGATAACTTCGCAAGTAACAGCGCATTGCAAGAAATGTCGGTAAAGTCGTTAGTGTTGATACCTGACGCGCATAACGTTAATAATTCAAGCCGTAATGCAGTTCTTAGCACCATGAAAGCCGTTACAGGTGGTGACCCGCTATCCTTCCATGAACTCTATAAAGGCGGTCGGAACATGGTGTTTAAAGTTAAGTTGGTGCTAAGTACAAATAACGTGCCTGAGTTCAACGACCCGTCGGGCGCACTGGTGAACCGTATGTTAGTGTTTCCGTTCTATCGTTCGTTTGCTGGTCGTGAAAACTTCAATTTATCGAATGAGTTAATGGCTGAAATTGAAGGTATCACGCAATGGGCCATCGAAGGGTTAAGACGGTTACGCCAGAATAAAGGTAAGTTCACTGAAGGTAAATTGGGCTTGGTTGAGAAAGAAGAAATCAGAAAAGATATGTTTCCTCTCGCTGAATTCGTTGAAACTTCTTGTGTGATGGACAGTACCACTTTCACCATGCTTGATGACCTGTATAACGCTTATCGTTTGTGGTCGGCAACTCAAGGTATCAAAGTTCCTTTAACCAAGACCCACTTCGATAAGACGCTGCGAAATTCAGCATTACCAATAACGCACGATTCGAGCCGTGGTAAAGGTTTTAACGGTATCACTGTTAAGTCACAGTTTGCCATTAACAACGTTGTACCGTTTGCGCCAATGCCAACAGGGAATGTGTAATTAAACTTTACAAATATAATTTACAAGGCTATAGTAAAAACTCATTAACTAACTAGGTGATAAATCATGAATACTTTTGCTTTGATTAAAAACATTTTGTCAAACCTGTTCAACGTAACTTTAAGGGGTACTGGTCGTTCACGTGATGTTGTTGATAAAGCGTTGGACGGTTCGTTAATAATCGTTTTGGAAAGCTCAGACGGGATATACATTAATAATTTTGCAAAAAAGCAAGATAAGTCAGTAATCGTAATTTCCGATAAAACCGGTGACTTACATTATATAGCTGAAAAAATCAGAGGTAAGAGATACACAAGTATTCATTTCGACCATCGTTGGTTAGAAACTTTCATTTTTAATCGAATCAACAACGCTGAACAAAGCATTAATCATTTCATTCAAGACTTCACGGAAAGAAAATGACAGCCTTCAGACAGTTGTTACCGCAATCAGGTTTTAGCGCCCATTACGTTTACGACATCGAGTGTTTACCTAACTTTTTCTCACTGCGGGCTACACGGTGGGAAGACGGTGCTAAATGGTGTTATGAGATATCCGACTGGAAAAACCAAGGTCAAGAATTATACGTGTTCCTAGAACAAATCCGTATGAGTCGTGGTCGGATGGTCGGTTACAATAACATGAAATACGATTACCCGATGATTCACATGCTCATGGGTTATCAGGGTATTGTTAACAACGCATTGCTATACAACAAGTCACAACTAATTATTCAGGCCAGTCGTGAAAACGATTGGTCCGAACATATTTGGGATGACCAAGTTTTAATTCCACAAGTCGATTTACTGGCTATTCACCATTTCGACAACAAAGCAAAACTGACAAGCCTGAAATTACTTCAGTTCAACATGATGCTGAATGACATCGTTGAATTCGAACACGACTGGTCAAAACCTATAACACAAGAACAAGCCAAACAGACCTTGGTTTATAACGACAACGATGTTTTCAGTACCGGTAAGTTTTTCGAACACTCATTAAAAGCAATTGAATTTCGTGACCAGTTAACCAAGAAATATAATAAGAATTTCACCAATCACAACGACACCAAAATAGGTCAAGACTTCTTTGTGATGGAATTGGCTAAACATGGTGTTAAGGCCAATAAATATAATCAGACCTATCGGACGCACATTAATTTAAGTGAAGTTCTGCTGCCTTTCATTCAGTTCGAAACACCTGCGTTTCAGGAAATATTAGAATTTTTCCGTGGCACGATTATTAACCCTGAACAGATAAAAGGGTTTTTCGGTAGTCGTGACCAGTCTAAAACCAAGTGTACTGCTAATATCACCGAGCGTTTAGCCGCTGCAATGAACCCTGACGACGTTACAGTGCATTATACGGACGGTTCACGGTCTAAGCTGAGTGAACGCGACCTGACGAAGCCTGTTAAGTATTTGAGGCCGGTAAACATTCATGCCGTAGTCAACGGCTTCCGGTTTGATTTCGGTGCTGGTGGTATTCACGGTTCGTTGCATAACACCGTTGTTATCCCGAAAGTAGGCTTTACATTACGTGATTCGGACGTTGCCAGTTACTACCCGAATTTATCTATTGCTAATAACTTTTTCCCGAAACATCTTGGTGAGATTTTCTGTAAAGTTTATCTGGATATCTACGAACAGCGTAAGACTTATAAGAAAGGTAGCGCTGAAAACAACATGCTAAAGCTGGCCCTTAACGGTGTCTATGGTAAATCAAACGATAAACACAGCCCGTTCTATGACCCACAATATACAATGGCTATCACTATTAACGGTCAATTACTGTTGTGTATGCTGGCCGAACAGTTAATGAAGATACCAGAATTACAACTGGTTCAGATTAACACCGACGGTTTAACGTATGTTTGTCCAGACCAGTATTTACCGCATGTTGACGCTATCAATAATTGGTGGCAAAAACTCACGAAGCTGGAACTCGAACACGTGGATTATTTAAAAATGGCTATTCGTGACGTTAACAATTACCTTGCTGTCACCAAGCCTTACACCGATAAAACCGGTAAGTTAGTGCCACCGAAAATTAAACGAATTGGCGCTTATGCGTATGAACGAGCGTCAGAAAACGACGGTACACGTGAACTACCGTGGCATAAAAACCAAGGTGGTGTAGTGATTGCCAAAGCTGCTGAAGCCGCGTTAGTTCGTGGTGATAACATCGAGCGTTTCATCCGTGAACACCTTAAAACCAATCCGCTTGATTTTATGATGCGAACTAAAGTCAATCGGTCGGATGCGTTGTATTTGGAAAGTAATGCCCCGTATGAAATGCACCCGATTCCGTATATCGAGTACACGCCTGACGAATTAAAAGTTATGGAAGAACACAACCGTAAACGTGCAAGCACTCAGTTATTACGAGTTAAACAACAAAACGTATCACGGTACTTCGTCAGCAACAACGGTGGCTATCTGATTAAGGAAATGAACCCTACAGCCGACCAGATTAAAGATTGGACGGTAAAACCGCATTGGCGGCATAAAGTGTCTGGTGTGACTAAACAGGCAACTAAAGCGCCATCAGGGATGTGGATTAAATGCGAGCCGCCAACTGAAACACCACCACAACGACGCATGGGTATTGAAGCCGGTTACACTGTCACTGTTTGCAACAGCTTAACCGGCCTTGATATGTCAGATGTGAATATTAAGTATTACGTCGATGAAGCCCGTAAACTCGTTGACCAACTGCTTATTAATTAAGGAATGCTAATGCTGATAGCATCAGGACCAGTGGACTTAAACACGATGCTATCACCTTCAACCAAGCCTGTACGTGGTGTGTTCAGTGCTTGGATGTGTAGACAAACGTTTGAAGCGTTGTAGACACTGAAATGCGTCCAGTCAGTTACACCAGCCGGAACAGCAACAGTGACATCAGCCGACATTGGCCGTGCCGCACCACCAGCGGAAACACCGAAAGCGCAAGCTACTAACGCACCGATTCGGTTGGTTGTTCCTGTGGCGTTTGGTGCTGCCGTATGACCGACGATTTTAACGGGGTTAACATCACCACCGTTTAGATATAGTGTTTTACCTTCGCTAGTAATTGCCATTTTTAAATTCTCACTTTGGTTTTAGTAAAATTCATTGTACCGCGTACAACAGCTATTTTGTCTGGTCCAATCTGTACCCACAATTCATACTGTTGAACACCAACTAAATTTTCGGTTCTATCATTGGTAAAGTCAGCGGTGATTTCACTGTTGCTAAAACTTAACCCAGTGCCAATGGTCATCGTCACGTTACCTACTGTTAATTTAGCAGCGTCCAGCGAGTTAATGGGTTGATTGCTTTCATCGACTACAGGCCACACTAACGAAGCTGCCGAGGCTTGCGCTAGACCTTCAAAATTTACAATATGCACGTTTGACCCCTGTACGTTTTTTGTATTGGCAAATTATATGGCACAGCTTTGGTTTTGCCAATCTTAACGACGCTGGCCTTAGTAACGGTGTTGATTACCAGCACTGGCGACTTAATTACAGGTTTGTAACCGTCACCCTGAACAATACCACCACCAGTCGCAACAACTGTGAATTCGATATCAGCACCACCGTTTCTAACAGTGATACCTGAACCGAGAACATTAACAGTTATGTTCATCACTGAGCCGCCACGACGAACGGTGACACCTGAACCAACGGCCTGAGTGTTGAACGATAACAGCGAGCCACCGCGACGAATAACAGTACCACCACCGTTAATACCGACATTGAAAGTAATTGCAGCGCCACCAGTAGCAACGTCNGAACCGGCTATTACATCACCACCACCAATCATTGAAATGGTGAATGTTAATGCAGCACCAGCCCCACGATTGACAACACCTGAACCAACGCCAGTGAAGTTAAAAACACAATCACCACCGCCAAAACGAGTGACAGTACCGCCACCACTACCATTAACGCCAAAAATAACAGAATTTCCGCCATTACGAGCAACGACACCGCCACCCGAAGCAACCAACGCGAACGAAACATTAGCCCCACCAGTATAAATAGTACCTGCCGACTCTGAATAAGACGGCATTGAACCGAACGACGACGAACCGTAAAAGTCTAGCCCGTACATGATAACGCCCACAATTCAGGCAAAAGATGATAATCACCGACATCAGGAAATTTCGCTAACTGTGATTTCATATAATCTCTGCGACCTTGTAATAAACCATAGGCTGAATAGTAATCCCCGTGGTTCTTCTTTAACACGCTGAATAAGTTCTTCAACGGTCATGCCACGTTCTGAAGCGATTGACGGTAACACGTTAAGACGGCATTTAACCCGAACGCTTCGTTAACTTGAGTAGGCCAGCTTTTTTGCTCGATATCAGGTGAATTACTAACTAACTCGTAAGACTTACTTTCAAGCCATTCATTGAATTCAGCTAGTTTCTTTGCCTTTTCTTCAGGCCACGGATTAAAATTCGTACAATTAGCTTATTGACTAATTCATCAGGACTATTCGAAATCCATTCATTATCTAACTGTTCAAGAAAAACACCCTTAGACTCTAAATATGGAAATAACGAAAATCCTTTATTGATAAAAACTATCATTGAATACCACCTCTAATCATTGGTTGTGGTGCGCCAGTGTTCATAATTGCGGCCATTGCGCCAAACGTGGTGGCTGGTAATGCCGCATGTTGTGAAGAACCGTCGTTATACCAGTGTGATACCGGATTCGACTGATATGTATTAGGTGATAAACCTAACTCAAGTAAGTTCGTGTTACCGGCCACAAACTTAGCTGCACCATTACAAATCAACGCAAAACCGTATACACCTTGACCAAGTGACAGTGTAGTGCTAATGCCTTTAATACCTGCCGTTGCAGTATCAATCGTGCCGAGGTCAGCAAGTAAAGTAAACGCGGTGTCGTAGTTGTTACCGGTATCACTTTGCTTAACCAAGTTATATAAACCAAGTCTTGCTGTGCTGCCTGCTGCACCGACAGTAACCGTATATGACAAAGTTGACAGTTTAACTGGTGCTGTGATTAGCGTCGGTATCACATAAAGTCGGTTTGCTGTAGCTGTGATTTCACCTCTGATACCAACCGATTGACCGGTAAGTGAATAGTTTACTTTATTCAACATTCTGCTGCCGAAAGCTCTAGCATCAGTAGGCACTACAACTATTTTTTCACCAGCCGGAAAATCAATTTTAGCCGTTGTTTCCAGTGAGTTAGTGAACACTGTTAATCTAACTAAAGTGTTACTACTTGATAAATAACCTTCACCAACTTCAACATTACCTAGTTTGTCACGTATCATGTATGGAAACACATGATTTAAACCGTAAGCCACGTTGAAAGTTCTGTTACCAGTATTAAAAGTTCCAACCTGTGACCACGCACCACCAAGCGTAAAATTACCAGTACCGGTGCTACTACTGGTTTCGGCAACTCTGTTCATGCTCATTGTTACGACCTTAAATTTCTATTTCGAAATGCGGTGAATCGTTTTCACCTTTTTCACGGTACTTACCGTCTTTGTCCCAATCTGCACCCCATCGAATTTTTACACCTAATTCGTTGGCCGCAATAAACATAGATTCAGCAACAGCATTAAAACCGTTTAAATCGTTCCAGCCCGTNGCTGGTAAGATATCAACAGCATGACCATAACCGGTTTTAGGGTTAACGAAATGATTNCTGTTAAGCGTCCACGTGACGATTTGACCAGCTTCAGTACGTCCTTGCGCGTATANTTTCGCTTGNCGCTCTTTGGTTCGAACACCTTCAATCACCGTAAATTCGACATCACAGATTTCAGCGGCACGATTGACAACACTGACAAACTTCGGATGTACTCCAACCAAGTTCGTATTACTTCGACTGTTTAAGTTGCTCATTATACACCTTCAATTCAACTCCCCATTGTTCAGGGGTTAGATAAACGCAACGTGATGCGCCACGGATGAATAAATAGACTGGTGTAAATATTACAGCGTATACACCGAGACAAATGAGAATGGTTTCAATATCCATAAAAAAAGCCTTAGCATGTTAGTTACCAAGGCTTAATATAGCACAGAAATTAATTAAATCGAGTTAGGGTCGGTATATGTATCATTATAAAAACGACCACCAACAGCAAAGGCTTTATCAAACATTGCCTTATCTATCGCGCTAACTTCTGCCGCTGTTCTACCTGAAGCTGTTAAATCTTCCATATAAGCACGATACAGAACCTTACTAGCACCTTTCTCGGCATTGAAAGACCCCCAAGGGCCGAAAGCACCTAAACCAAGTTGGATGTCGTGGCTGCTTGTCAATGTTTGGCCGTTATTGACTATCCCGCTATACTGCGCTGAATTAAAACGGTCTAACGGTGGGTTAGTGATACTACCATCTTCGATATTAGGTAATAAAACAGCATTTGAGCGATTACCGCCAGCGTCATTAAATCTACCACCACCGGAGTTAAAAAACCCATTAGTACCACCTGAATTATCTGTGCAAAAATGAAAATTAGATTGAACAGCGGGACTAGGTAAAGGCGCTTTAGTCACTTTACACCAAATCGACACATAATAATTTCGGTTAGGGTTAGCTAAAATGTAATTTCTTACAGCACGAGGACAGTTGTAAACAAAAGATATATCACTGGTGTTACCTGTGTTTTGTTTAACAATACCGTGAATACCGCCTTTAGATGTTTTTTCTAATTTCCAATTCGCATTGTCAGCCGTTTTATTTCTAACGATGAAATCTAAGTTTGTACCACTACCAGTTAATTGCTGAGTTAGTGTCCTCAGAATATTGGTTGTTGTACCACCTGAAGATGGAATGCTTGAAATCGCTGAAACATCCATTAAAAACAATGACCCGAAAGTTTCAATTTCGTCAAACTGCTTCAGCTTAGGTGCGCCAGAAAAATTAACGCCTGTCAATCTAATCAATTTACCCATTTTAAACCCATCCTAATTCTTTAAGTTTTTTATAAATCACTTTTGCTAAAACTTCGTAACCTTCCGCCTTCCAGTGAACAGCGTCGTTACGTAATGAAGGTGGTATTCTTCGTTGGCTGATATCCGTAATGTCTGCCGGTGTCGCTGCAAAACCAGCGTCTTGCAGTCCATAGCAACTAACGATAGTTGTACCGTCTTCAGCGTAAATTGGTGTAACCATATATTGTCTGATTGGAATGAATCGGTCACTGAATTCGTTATACCACAAAGCGTCTTCAGCGTCCATTTCAGCCCCACCAGACGGTTTGGTAATCACTAAATAACGTTTGTCCAGTGTTACTAATCGTCGAATGATAGCTTTAGCGTCGTTTATAGCTCTTTCGTTTCGTCTAGAGTTTGAGTCTGAACCTTCTACCCAAGCAGGTGTATTCTGACCAACCCATATAATAGCAATATCTTCGTCACAGTTTTTAGCGATATCCAGATAGATTGTTTCTGGTCGGTTAGTGTTAATCACCGGACCTGATACAGTACGTTCGAACCAGTAGTTATAAACTCCGTCAACGAAGTCTTTACCGAAAACACCTTTAGCGCCAGCGAATGTGCAAGCGTAGTTACCTGATTGNCGNAATGGTTCTGGNCTTACCCCATTGATAGGTAGTANTTTAATACCTACACGACCTNAAGCTGGTATNACTCCACCTGTCACCAATGCCGTGAATGGTGTACCGCCAGCACGTGCAGCGATTGTTATAGATGATTCCCCACCGACACCGTGATTAGTGACTAANNCAGCTTTACCGTCTACTGCGAGCATATTTTGCAGATANGTTGTATAAGGTATGCCAGTTGCTCCGGCAGTCATTGAGTCACCCCACGCAACGATATTAGGGCCACTACTGGNTTTAAAGTTATTACCCAAGGCATCNACGTAAAAACCGGCTTCGCTAAAAGGNAGATTTTCAGAAATCANCTTGATTGCNTGGTCAGTTGGTTTACCTTCTTCGTCAGCTTCTAGCCAAGTACGTGAGTCGTCTTCACCGACAATTGCGACGCCTTGAGTATTAAGGTCTGGTCGTGGGATGTCGTATAACGCAACAGCTTCAGGTAGCTTCTCTTTAATTGATTCAATCGAATAATCAGTTGGCTTACCTTCTTCATCAACTTCTAACCAAGTACGTGAATTGTCTTCACCGACAATTGCGAAAGCCTGTTTGTTGGCATCAGGTAACGGCACATCTTCTAATTTAACAGGTACAGGTAATTTTTCTTCAATAAGACTAATCGAATAATCAGTTGGCTTACCTTCTTCGTCAGCTTCTAACCATGTGCGCGAATTATCTTCACCGACTACGGCAAAACTTAACCCTGAATTCTCAAGCTGTTCAGTACCGTTTTTTCTCACGTATTCAGAACTAACTGACCTTTTTGTCGTGTCGGTAGCAACTGAAGCGCCTTTCTGCCAAAGCTCCAAAATATTGTCATCTGAAGAAGATACTACCCAAAAATAAGCGCCTGTAATTAAGTTAACATCAGCTTGACCAGATGATGAATTCTGATAAATCTTACCGTTAGTTATCGCTGTTTCAGCGGCCATTTCAGCCCTGTCTGCTTCTTCGGTGATGAATTGGGCTAATGCGGGATGTGCGAACGCATCATTTTCATGTTGAAAAAGTTTAGCTCTAACACTGGCATCACCGACAGCAATCCAGCCACCGACACCAACTGGTGAAGGCGTAGAACCTGCTGCAACGATTTTATCAAATGCACCTGACCAGCGGTAATATTCACCTGAGTATTGTAATATCTCGTTTGCTGCCGTAAGTGTTGCGCCAGTCTGGAACGTGCCACGGTCGATATAACCCGCGTTGATAAACGCTTGGTTAGTAATACCAGTAACAGTAAGGCGGTCTTTGCCGCCATTATCCGTGAACTGGTCAGCACTTGAACCAACGAAAGTATTAATGTCGTCCATATCCAATTTAGCTTGATGGATGTCCGACATTGTTGGTACTGAAGTTTCTGACATTTAAATTGTTTCCTTATTAAACAGTTGTACCCATTGCATCAACCCAACCGTTATTGGCCGCATTTCTGAAAATAGGTTTGTTCAGTGTTGTGTCAAAATAAATAAAACCGGTTTCTAAATCAATTGTCGGCCTTTCCGCTGTAGTACCTTTATTCCTTCTGAGAACATCAGCTTTCAATCCTTCTAAAGTTAAACGTTCAACACCTGTGTTATCAATAAACTTCTCATTGGTTGAACTAACGAAAGTATTAATATCAACCATGTCTTTTTTTGCTTGCTTTACATCCGTGACAGTAGGATAAACGGTACTTGTCATTTATGATTTACTCCGGTTCGTCTAAATCGTTTTGATAATATTTATCAGTGTAGTTCACGCTGGTAATAGTATGAACTTCGCTACCGTCGTCTGACAAGCTGAATTCAATGGTTTTAGGTATCAACGCCACTGATTGTTGCAACTGTTCTGACACCAGTGTGAATTTAGTTCGGTCCATTTCGTAACCGTCGTAAATAGCGACACTCGGCAACGTCGATAACAAAACAGTATAGTCGTCAACAGGGGTGCAGACGATAGGCGCTGAACTGTCACCATCAGGTTTAGTGAAAGTAATGTAATGGTCTTCACCCGTAGCGAACACCACTGGTTCAGACAATTCGACCTGAAGACCGTTAACCTCTACAACCTCACCGTCAAACACTCTGTAACCGTCTACAGCGCCTTTTCTCATGGTAAACCGTGTACTATCAGGTGAATCAATACGACGACCCACAACGACATTACGGCCAAATTCATCGACTTCAAACTTAACCGTTGTGGTCTGGTATTTCTGACGATTATAGACACGGCAAGCGTAACGGAATGCTTGCAATTCAGTGGTACAGCCGTTCAAGGTAATACGTTCAGGATTTCGCGCTGATTGGTCCTGCGGTATATACACTGTATCAGTAGTACCCGTTTGATTGCTTCGATACGTGACCTCTACACCGTCATTCTTACGGTCATAATTGGTCATTCTCGTTTCACTGCCGAAAATCTTATTTCTACAGGTTATTTGCATTGACGAGACAGATTGAGCCTTGTCAAAGAAAGCATCATAAACACCGTACTGAGTGTAAGGGACACACATTACCGCGTTACAGATTGTCGTGAAAATATCCTAGAAACGTAATGTCAGTGGTGTCAAAGTCATTAACCGAATTTTGTCATGATATTTGAACCAAAGTAGTTTTCGATTTCGGTTCTTAGTGATAGAAATCCTTCAGCGTTTATGTCGTTTAACGTCAGTCTACCTATGTATGGGTCTAATGCTGCATAAATTAGAATCTGGTCAAATCGGTCAGTTGCGAACGTTTGCGTTGACCCAAAATTACCGTTACCTAAATACTCAGTAATCAACCGAGTAAGTGTGACATTCTGCTTACGTTGCTTGACTAAACGTGACTGCGAGTTACTAGGAATCAGAATGTGTGCAGTAGTTACGTCACCGAAAGAAGTAACATTAACAGGCTCGAACGAATAGAAGTCGCGCCATTCGATAATATCGACAGAACTGACATTATTCGATTTATCCCTGATTGTGGTTCTTTCGCAAGACAGCTTGCAATAAGTATATGGAACATTAAGCCTTGCTGTCTTGAACACTGAACGCCTGATACTGTCTGGATTACTTTTATACTCAATATCGGTAATATTTTCGTTACCAGTTTCCACACCATTCGAATCAGTTTCTACAAATTTAATTCTTATGTTCGCAACAATTTTAGTTTCGTTATTATCAACCAACTTGTAAAAGCCGCTTGGACTGGTGAAATTCAATATCACTTCAGTTGCATTTTCAGGAACTACTAACGGCCCTATCTCAAATTGAACATCTTGACCTAAAACGAAGTCTGTAAAAACTTGTTCGCTATCAATAGGAAAGTAAGTGTCAGATGAATCTTTCTCGTAATAAGTGTAGTAATCGGTTTCACCGTCGTCTGTCCAATAAGAACTAGGTTTGCTTGAAGTCAGCTTGAACATATATTTTGTAAATTCATAGTTGTTCATTGACGCCCAAGCTGCTTTGGTGTCGAGTGACGCATCTGACGGTACTAACAATGTTACTGAACTGGTTGTTACATCAAGTATTTCATAATTAAGAGTATTATCTTCGGACAAATCCAGCGGAATAGAAAACAATTTTATGATTTTGGCTGGTGTCCCTGTGTTGTTTAAATAAAGCTGTAAAGTACCTGTTTGAGTTGTCCAAACAAAGTCAGTCGCATTGGTGTAATTTCCGATTGTGTAAATATCAAGCAGGTTAACACCTTCTGGCAATGGCCCTACGTGAGTCAATACCACAATATCAGGTGAAACAGGGTTCACCGTAGCTTTCCAATAGATATAACGATTCAAGTTTTCATTAGAAGGCAACAACTCGGAAGGGTTGAGGTCGTTTGACTGACGATAAATGCCAATCGGCTGATTAATTAAGCCGCCTATCTGTAATGAGGGTGAACCGTTCGAAGGATGTGTATTAGGCCCGTAAACGTTCACAGATGCGTTAGGAATGTTTTTAACAGGGGTGTCGCCATCAAACCAATCATCAGCGCTTATAGCGTACTTACCACGCCCCACGCACGTATACAGCACCTCTGTTTCTTGGTTGTTGACACCAATACGGTATGGTACTTGCCACAACGATACAACGTGTTTTGAGACAGTGCCAAAAATATCGTCGATACGTTCATTGATACGCGGTTCATTGCTTGTGTCACCGAGCCTGTTAGTAGCTGATTTCTGACTGCTGTTCTTTAAATCAGGTAGGTCGGGTTTTAATGCAATCGCTGTAGCTACCGCAACAGTAACCGCGATAATGATATAAATCCACGTTTCTGGACCTTTAGGGATTTGACTATCATGAACGACAACTACAGTGCCTTCGTCGATGTCAATGAAGTCACCGCCAGCTTGATTTATTTCAGTGCCTAATAATTCATCACGAAAAAACCGTAAGTCTAACAGTTCGTCACGTGTGTTGAAATTCTCAATAAGAAAATCTGAAATGCAAGGATATTCAACAGCATCGACTTTGCTGTCATTAATATCATTCATGTAAATTATGTTGACCATTATCCAGTATGACACCTGTGAATAGTTACGTTTAATAGCGCCTAATTGGGTGTGTACGACCGAACCCAAAGCGTTAGACGGTTTATAGTTATGGTATACACCAGAATCAGCGTAAATGCCTATGTGTGACTGTTTGTGTTCTACCATCAAAACCAAGCAGTGTTCAACTGGATTATCCGACTTTACGAAATTTTGACGCATCCAGCGCATGAATGATATATCAAATTCATTGATTACCGGTATTTCTACGTTAAGTTTTTCTCGGTAATAATCGGCTACAAAGTGGGCGCAATTGTATTCATTACGACTGTAATGTTTGCCAATCATATAAAGCCTTTTAACATCGGCACTCTGCGAATTGTGGCGACTTCACCTGTAGCGGTTTCGTTAGCTGGTTTAGATGAAATACGAATATTTGACGCGCCAGTTTCCGCGTCACGTGTGATATCTCTGACACGTGTTGTTTTCACCGAAGTCTGAAGGCTGGAAATTTCACCAGTACGGTAATAAATATAACCCCTCGATTTCACTAAATGGTCATTAGGATTGTGAATATCAGGATTATAATTTTCCTGTTCACCGGCCAGTATATCGTTTACGAACTGTACAACTATGTTTCGTTCGTAATTAAGGTCAGCATTGCTACTACCTTCAGCCAGTGACATTGGCGCGTATAGGACATCAACAACAGCACCGGTTTCAAGCGTAACCTGTATATCTTCAGTAAACACATTTTGCAGATAATACGTTTTACTGAACCAAGGTGCTTCGATGGAAACGACTTCGAACGGTGTTGCTGATACTGGTGCGCTTGCGTATATCTGGCGCAATTCTGTGCTATTCAATTGGCATGGCCTCTACTATTGGTCTAAACCCCGTCAGAATATCGTATAAATCACTACCAAATACAGGGTACATTTCAGTTAAAAATTCGTCTAAATCCGCATCACGTGCGCTGAAGATTTCCAGTGTTACACTACATAGCGATTCTTTCGCGTTGACTTCGCTATACCGAGCGTCACTAATGGCCTGAACCACATAGGGTTCTACGATTGGACGGTCAGCCGCCAAGTGACAAATAAACCGCTTACCTTCGTTCCTGTTGAAAAACAGTTCCATGAAATCTTGTTGCTGTGCCGTTTCTAGGTAAAAGTTAACTTCGGCAATGTGAGTATTACCAAAGTATTTTTTACGTTGACGACCAGCACCACCACTGGCATCACTGCTAATGACACCAGATTTACGGTAGCGACTAAAGCCACCGTTTGCAACCTGCGGTATCATCGGTACACCACCGAACATTAACACCGCTAAACCTGTGATATCGCCTTTAGTAGCCATTATCAAACCTTACTATTAGTATTGAAATTAGATTTCATTGCTTTTGTTGTTTTAGAATTTCGGTCAGAAAGTGTACGACTGACACCATTATCAATGTTCTTGTTAAACACCTGTGTTGCAATTATCTTGACTTCATCAACGCTCAACTGCTGCACTTCGTAACTGGCGTTAGGTATTTTATTTTCTACACTGACTTTAAGACTTACGGCACTGACACTGTTACCACCTTGGTTCATCATAGCCGCTGTTTCTTCACGTGATGTAACACGTGCTGGACCTTTAACAAGCACACCGTTTACTAACTCGTCACCATATTCAGAAACGATACCGATTTGACCAGTAGGGATATTACCGCCTTTATCGAAAGCACCTGCAAGCGTAGCGCCCATAATAGCGCCAGATGTAGCAGCACCCATGCCAGTACCTAACGCCAGCATTTCTGGCGCTACCAGCGGGAACATTGCTGCTAGTTTCATACCAAGCGAAATACCGTCGATAAGTGCCATTGTAGCCGCTATGACTTGTGATGTGATGAACATTGCTTTTTGGAAGTCATTCATTTGAGCAACTTTATCTTTAACATCATTCGCACCAGTAGCCATTAAATCAGCAAGTGATGTCATTTGCTGTGCAGCCATCATAACTATTGCGACTTGACCTTGCGCCTGTTCTAATTCGAGTCGCGTCATTTCACTGGTATGACGGGCCATTTCACCTTCCATTAATTCATTAATCCGTTGACGCTCTTTTATCTGGTCTTCAGCTAATGAATTACGCTGGTCAGTGAGTTTCTGCATATTGCTTGCAAAAATATCAGCTTCAGCGCCTATCGGGTCATCACCTTTTCTGACTTTAATTTGCGCCCGTTCAATCTCACGACGTACACGCTCACGCTTGTCATATTCCTTTTGGTACTGGTCAGTTTTCCATTTTTCTAAATCTATGTATGCTTCGGCTGCTTGGGTGTCAACAGAACCAACACGCTTAACGTGGTCATCAATAATAGCTTTTTGACGTTCGTATTCTTGGTCAACAGTATTGGTTTTTTTGGTTAAGTTCTTGTAGAACGTCTGAAACTCTTTATCTAATTGCTGTTCTTTCCATAAATCTAAATTAGCATAGGCTTCTTTAGCTTTTTCGTCAGTGAATTTGATGTGTGCAACGTAAGCGTCGATAATTTGTTTGCGTCGGTTATATTCTTGCTCCGTTGACTCTGTTTGCTTGGTCAGCGTCATGTATTCGGATTCAAACGCCTTGATTATTTCGTCAACCGCGTTTACAGCCGATTCAGTAAGTGGCTCAAAACCTTTCGATGTGTCAGCAATGATTTCACGACCTTTGGACAGCGTTAAAAATAATTCCAACATCTTCTGTTTAAGGTCTGCTGTGCCTTTTTCAGCCGTTTTTGATTCAGGGTTAATCAATGCAATAGCTTCAGCAAAACGCTCTAAACTGGCATCATTCACACCTTCGCCTAACTCTCTTACTGCGGCTCTGAATTCAACAATGTCAGCAACGTTGCGTTTTAAACCAAGTGCGTCTGTTAAGTTGCCACCGAAAGGGACTATGTTTTTAAGTTCTTCATTAATCGCTGCAATGCCTTGGCGCTGTGCTTCTAACACTTTCAGCCGAGAAAGTTTCAACTGTTCGTCGGCTGCTGTTTTCGAATATCGAGCTAATTCTTCGAATGCACCACTTAATTCGGTCACACCTTTTTCAGTAACACTGAGATATTTTTCATAATCTTTAGTGACTGTTTCCAGCATTTCCATTGCTGTTTTACTGTTCATCAGTGATGTAAACAGTGTGCCACCAATAACACCAGCTACAGCGATTACAGCACCGATTACAGCACCAGTCGGGCCGAATGCAGACGCGAATTGCGAGCCTTGTTGACTGAGTACCATGAAAGCCGATGTACCCATTTGAAGCTGTACAACGGTATCTTGAATTTGCCAACCGGCATTTTGCATAACACCACGGAAATCACGCAATGAACCGTTAGCACCGTTGCTACCGTCAACGCTATTTCGCAATTGTTGATAAGCAATAACAGCGTCAAGAACCTGTTTCTTTTGCGCTTCCGAAGCGTTTGAACCAAGTCTTGTAAACAGCGTTTAGCTGTTCGAGTTTCTTCTAGCCGTCTTACCTACCATTGACGCTAAGTTAGAATAGTGTTGTGTAAGCCTTTCGGTCTGCTTTGTGCTACGTTCGAACTCTTTTAATATCGCTTGCGCTTGTCTGGTTAGTTCAGCTTTAGACTTAACGTTTTTGACTGTAACAGTAACGTTTTCACCAAGCTGTTTTGATAGTTCAGCAACGGCAGCGTCAGCGTCACGCACTGTTTTAGTGAACGTTCTGACACCTGTGATACCGTCAGCACCATTAAAGGCCAGTTGAAACGTGGTGGAACGTAAAACATCGGTCATGGTATTTTATCCAGTATGCTGTTAAATTTGACTTTGAACGCTTCGTTTTGTTCGTTTATTGAAGCATAAAAAGCGTTACTGATAAAGGCTTTTGCTTCAATACCTATGGTCAGCTCATCATCCCTGTAATCTTTACCTTTTTCTTTTCTTCCACCAACAATCAGTCTGGATGTACCGTATTCAACCCAATACGCGATTTGTGCCGCGTTAAAATCCTTGGGTGTTTTACCGTGTGCCGCTGCTACAGCGTCCATGTGATAGACACCCATAGTACCCACAACAGTATGCGCGTCGGTTTTAGAAAATTCGTTAGATTTACCTATCGAGTCATAGACATAACCGCCAGCCTGACCGCCAGCAACAGTCACCCAATTCGTTCGAATACGTTCAACAACGACATCTTGCATTACATCTACTGATTGTCTTATCGCGTCGTCGTAATTATCAGCCATCTTATCGAGATAATCAGCGATTTCAGTAAGACCGGTATTTGTGACACTAACAAAACCACGAGCCATGATTATTCCCCGAATAGTTTGCGGAAATTGGCCTTACTTTCCATGATTGATACTGTCTTTGCCGTTTTCTTAACAATGATTGGTTTATCTTTATCAGTGATGCTAAAAAACAAAGACCAGTATTCTAGTTCGCTAACGGGCCAGCGCATAACTTCGAATACCGGTCTTTTTAGATACATACAAATTTTACGTAACAGTAATAAATTACCGTCGCTTAGGACTCGCTTTTTTTTTCCTCTAAAGTTTCAACCGCTAATTTAGTCGGGTTTAACTTTTGATTCGCAACCATCAGATTTTCTAAGGTCTGCTTGTTAATTGTTGCGTGGAATTTATCTAAGTCTTCTTCTTTTAATNAAAAATCAACCGGTTTCAGGGTGTACCATGACCGACAATAATTGGGCGCAAATAAGTAAGCTAGTGGCGCGAATAGGTGGTAATGCTTCTTCACCTTCTTTCACGGTCAAAATCTTACGCTGAAGGTTATTCATTCGAATATAGCCTTCAATGGTCATTTCAGTAATCATGATTTCAGCATCTTTGCCGCTTTCATCTTTACCAAACTGAGGAACAGGAACTAACAAGGTTTTACGCTTGTTAAGTTCCTCTGAGTTGAGGTTTAATTCAGTAAGTACCATTACGACACCGTTACAGACAATGAACCGACAACACCACGAATTTCAGCGGTAATTGAAACAGTACCAGCGGCAACACCTGTAACCAGACCTGTTTCACTAACAGTAGCTTTACTGGTGTCTGAACTGGTCCACTTAATTTCACCGTGTTCATCTTCAGTCAATACAGGTACAGTGTTTGCTGTCAATTGACGAGTGCCAGCAACGGTAACAGTTGCAGTACCAGCAACGGTAACATACGTAAACAACACGACTGTTTTAGCTTACCGTTGATAGTAAACATTTTCCAGTCTTCTTGTGTTGCTTCATTGTACTGGAAGCCGAGCGATTTAAAGAGGAATCCAGTCACTTCACCATCAGGCCAAGTAACGCGCATGTTGAATTCTTCTTGGTTACGGCAACGAGTGATAAACGCTTGCTGTAACAAATAATCATCATAATATTCATCACCCATTTCTTGTGACGGAATATACTGACCTTGAATGTTTTTGTCAGCGGCATCACGTAAGCCAGAACCATACTTTTTAATACGGTCAGAAAGCGTGGTTTTTTCTTTTGGTTCAGCTTGTTCACCAACAGCACCTAACGCGGTGATGCTAGGAACTTTCGACCAAGAACCGTTAGGTAATTGCTGTTCAACAACCGTACCGGCAACTAAAATTACATCTTCAGCCATTTGAATGACTCCCATTTATTTTGGATAAACTATTAAATCAATAAAAGCACGTTGGTGCGGTTCGGTCGGTGCTTTTGCTTCTTTAAGTGTTAGATTTACAAACAATCTCTGAAAATCACTATTGACAGTATTGTCAAGCAATTCTATAGCGTCAAGTGTTGTTTGTAAATGACTCACTGTGTCAATCACAGTTAAACGCCAAGCAGACCATTTTTTAGTTTTACTGCCGTCCAACATTCGACCGCTGTTAAAAGCCACGTTATAAAGCGCTACAGCCGGAACTGACGATGCTTCTGGCACAACACCAATGTAAACCTGAACACCCGTTAGCGTCGATTTAAGCAAGGCTATTAGCTTTTCTTCAATGCTCATTTCGTGGTTATCCTCGCAGTGATAATCATAGCCTGTTTCAAGTTACCCCGACGAACAAACTGTATTTCGTAGTCAATACCTGTTTGCAAGTCACGCAACCAGCCTGAATTTAAAACCCGCTGGTCGTAGTAGCACAGACAGTTTATCGTTTCACTGGTTTTTTGTTCACCGTTACCTGTTTGTTGTGTACCCGAGTTATCTTGAATATCAGCCCACAATTTACAGACTTCGACACGCGGTAATGGCTGGCCGTACTGGTCCGAACCGTTCGGCTGTTGTAAGTACGCGAACGGGTTACGAAGCCTACCAGCGTTTAAGTTAAATTCCATAATACCGCACCGCATTCAGTAGTGTTTGTGATGTGGTTGGCATTTTAGCCACGGTAAGCCCTGCAATGTGGTCTTGTCGTGTGTCATACAAGGTGCTGATAATCATCAGCATGGCTTGTTTAACGACCTTCGGTGTATTCGCATAACCGCACGTATAAGTCACCTTAGCAACACTGTACGCTGTGTTAATAGTTAGCTTCTGTGTGACTGGCTCAAAAGTAAAATCAGTGCTTACAACGCCATCTAAGAGTAATTCAGTCACATCGGTTACGTCACCGAATGGTAAGGTAACAACTGAATGGTAACTCTCGATAACCGTAGATGCTGAACCGAGGGTTAACATTCGATTACAGTAAGATTGTGCCATTTCGCCAGCAACCGGAATCAATGACTCTAAATATGAATCGTCCATTTCATGAAAGACACGACATTGAGCCTTAGCCTCGGTAAGACTTACGATAGTTTCAAAATCGGCTTGACTGATAATCTTACTGTACATTGTTCACCCCTATGTTTTCGTAAAGCCTAGCATAAAAAANGCCACCGGTGAAGGTGGCTTTCTCGAATCACTGAGGATTATGCGCCATTCGTGGTGGCACAGCACACAATGATAGCGTCACTGTGACCAACCATTTCGAAAAACTCTTTATCCATCTTGATTACAGTACAGCCGTCTTCACTGTACGGGTCAACCAGCATTTTGTCGATATCACCGTTGTTCATCATGAACGCTTTAGATAAATCACCGTACATCGCAAACAGTGAGTTAGCTGCAACGTTAGGCATAGTGTCGTCAATAACAACAGGTTTACCGTTCAGCACGAATTCACCAGTGCGGTAATCAGCGCGGAAAATAGGTAGGTTGTTAGCATCACGAACTAATTCTAACATGACTTTAGTGTTTTCGTTCATGTACCATTTAGCGTTTTGACGGTACTTACGTGGTAATTTCGCCATTGCTTTGATGATGAAATCAACTTTCGACTTTATCATCACGCACCTAACGAGCCTGACACGCCTGTTGCATAAGCAGGATAAAAGTCAGCGTTACGACGACCAGCGCCTAACGTTGGTTTCCAGCTTTCGCCAGTGGTGTTAGTGATGTTAACGCGGTTAGAGCTTAAAATACCACGGCAGTTTTTACCAACACCGTTACCAAAAAGAACTTGGTTAGCCAAGTAAATGCCGGTTTCTTCGCCTAAGCCTTCTAACAGGTCGTTATAAACGTCGATGTCAGTACCTAACATAGCTTCATCAGTAATACGCGGTTTAGCGTTTACTTTGAATTCACTAGAGCGAATTTCAGCATAAGTAGGAGTCGAAGTTTCAGCGATTTCAACACCCGCAACGTTCTCAATACCTTCTTGAACAGACGGTGTTGAAATACGTACTAACTGACGGTAGTTACGTGTGATTGACGGTTTATAACCAACTTCACTCAGGATTGGTGAGAAGTTACGAGCGTATTTGATGATTTCTTGTGACAGAATTTCAGCAACAGCAAAACCGCCTTCAGCGCCAGTGGTGATGTTCAGTGTTTTACACTGCATTTCAACGTTTTTCTGAATGAAATCGAAGAAATCACCTTGACCGTTTTTGGTTTTAGCAAAAGCCGCGATAGCTTTACGGGCCAAAACCGCCATAGCTTCTTTCTGGTCTTTTTCGTTGATAACGCTGATTGGTGCGCGTTGTTTAGACCGCAAATCAGACATTTCCGACTGCACTTCAGCAAGTTTATCAACCAAGCCTTTAACTTCGTCAGCGTTTGCACCGTTTTTGACTTTATCAAATTCAGCGGCTAACGCTTCGTGTTTTTGGGCCAAGGCATTGAACTTGGTTTGCAGTGCTTCATTTTCAGCTTTTTGAGCTATGTAATTTTCGGTCGCCTTCGTGACAAGCGCCTTTAGTTGTTCAAAATCCATGATTGGACCTCTTTTAATTAATTGATTGATTTAACGTTGGCGCTTATCCAAGCGGTAATGTATTTCCACACATTGTATTACTGTCTGACATTCGGTGAAAAACCCCTTAAACGCCAAATGTCAAACAGCAATACAATAGGCAGAATGAGCGTCCATGCTCTAACATGCCTTTAAATATTAACTGAACAATTCTGAGTTAGCAAGTAGCTTAGTTAATTCAGAAAAATCAGCGTCTTCAATGTCATCGTCATCAACGGGAGTGTAGGCCGCTGTGATTCGTTCGATTGAGCGTTTACTCAACCAGCCTACGGATTTCAAGATTTCCCGTAGTTCGGCCTTGGTTGGTGTACCGCCTTCACCAAGATGCGTTTTAATGCTCTGTAACGTCGATGCTTCGTTACATGCAAAGTTAACCCAAGATACTTCTTTTACATCAACTTCTAACAAGTCATTGCAACCAAGGTTGTTATTACGCTTTTCGCTCATGGTGATGTAACCAATACTGAAGCTATCCAATGCACCATCTTTAGCGAGAATTTCAATGTCAGCGCCCATAGTCGTTTTACTAAGTTTGCCACGCATGAACAGACCTTTTTCGTCTTCACGCATTTCAACCCAAGTACCAACAGGTAATTCGTAAGGGTTGTGCATCCAAAGCATTTTTGGCATTGTTTTTTTAGCAATGTGGTTATTGATTGACTTAGCAAAACAACCTTTCACGCTGCGGTCTCTAACGTGGTCAATCACATCAAAAACGTTAGCGTAACAGCTAAACTCACCAGTCGATTGGTCATACTTAAACTCAGTGACCGGAACAATAATGTGATTAATTTTACTTTTCATTGCCATTACCTTCTTTTACAGGTTTTTGGTTGTTAGCCTGTCCATACAGTTGTTCTTGAATTTCTTTGATTTCGGTCCACTGACCGTATGTGACGTTATTATTGTCGATAGCAAAAACGTCACCACCTTCAATAGTCTCACGGCCCAAATCTATACGACCTTCATTAATCGAAGCCAAGCCGCCTTTTACTTCACGTTCAACAGCTTCGACTAATCGCCACGGTGAACCCGCGTAAAACGCCTTACGATTGAATTCGACGATGTAACCATCAGGGGTTAGCTTGTTCATTGCGTTTTCTACCTTAACCAGAATCGGGTTAATGGCATCTCGCATATAGGCTTCGTCTAATTCGCTGGCGCTGCTAGTAGTACCGCCTGAATGTTCCATGCCGACGCGGTGTGGTGGTACACGTGTCATTCGACAAATACGGTTAACAGTAAATTCTTTGTTGCCAAGTAATTCAGCATCTTTCGGTGTAATCTGCAAACTGACCGGTGACAAGCCTTGTTCTAACACAAGAACATCACGCGCCCCACGTGCGCCCCGTAGCTTCTTGTTAAGGTCTTCTTTCAATCGAGTCAATGCGTTAACGTCCTTAAACACTTGCTCTGTTTTAAGGGCCATTTGTGCGGTTATACCGTCGGTCTGTAATGCGTAATACGTTTCATCCTGTGCCTTCGCAATGTTCAGTAACATGGCTTGTGCCTGAATAGGACTAACCGAAGTGTAACCGTTGGTTGTGAAGTTACGGATTATAAACAAGTCTTCAGGTCGTGCCGCAATCACCGGTTTATTGTCATTCGTTGAATACGTGTAATAAACGTTACCGTTGATATCCATTGCAGGGGTTACAGCACGTTGATTGACAAACGGGATTAACCCCATCGTTTCGCCACGGTCATTACGTTCGATGTAAGCGTAAAATACACCGTTTAATTCACAACTGGCCGCAATCATTTCAAGGAATTCTTGCATTGTCATGTAGTCGTTTGGCTGCTGTGTAAAAATCCGATGGTTACGGCCTTGCAAAACCAATTCCCGTTTTGTGCGATTGGTTCTATACAGCTTAATAGGTAATTGACCGAGCGTTTCAGCCTTATCACGTAACACAACAATAAAACGCCTCAATATTCAAGGCTAGAACCGAAGCCAGCCGATGAATTAACGTTGTTCATGTTGATTATTCTCGAACCGGCTGAATCTTTCGTTTCTAGTTCGGATGACTTACCAGCAAAAAAGCCACGTAATGAATTTAGAATTTTCATACTGATAATAATCCCCGTTCCTCGTAAACGTTACGTTCTTGCTTGATTAATGTTGCACCTGACATGGTGATAATGGTCGCAACTAATGGGTCAATTTTATCCACTTTATCATTTTCCCTGTAAACTTCCATGTTATTTTTTCTAGTCATTGACATCATAGCACATTCGCAAGCGTACTCAAATAACACCGATTTAAACCGAAACAGACCTTCTTTTATCAAACCTTCGACCGCTTTAGCTGGTTCACTCATGTTACCAGTACCGTTAGATACAGCAACCATCGGCAAGCCTTTTTCTTCCAAGTTTTCACATATTTCGCGCATGTGCCATGGGTCGTAAAGCCATGATTCAGGTGATAACACTTGGTCGAGTTCATTAATGATTTTTTCTATGTCCTGATTACGCACAGTAGGAGTTAGCACCAACCGTAAATCGTCGGTTTCTAACGCCTTATTGTACTTCGCACGTAAGTAGTCATTCACACTGTCTACAGTCGCTTTTGGTAGTAAGTTCACATAGAAACAGTCAACACCGCCATCATCCATCGGAAACATGATACAGAAAGACGTTATATCGTGAACCCTTGCGCGGTCTATGCCGATATAACACTTACGACCATCATAGATAGGGTCTAAGTAGTTAACCCCGTGTGGTGCTTCACAGGCTCTTACTTCGTCCATATCAAGCCACTTGTCAGAACCGCTAACAAAGATATTGCAATGCTTGGTTAAGAAGTTGGCCTTTTCTTCCAGCGACATCACAGCTTCAGCAAACCGGTCACGAAGGTACTTCATCGAAGGTAAGCCGTAAATCAAAGCAGGGTTAGACTTAAACCAATTCCGTTCGTCCGTCCAGTCGTCTTCCTTGTCTACGGTAAAAATCGCGTAAAAGTAGTTATCTTGTTTTATCGGGTCGTTCGGGTCTAGGACGCGACACCCGTTTTTATAAATATCAGTACACAGGCCATCGAGAATAAAACCGGCCGTGGTGATGGTAATCATCAGGTATTCACGTTGCGCCCCGAATGCCGAAATAATTACACCGTACAAATTACGGTCCTTAATCGCGTGGCATTCGTCAAGTGATGCTGTGATAGGGTTTAAACCGTCAAGTGATTTACTGTCACTGGCAAGCGGTCTGAACTCACCTGATTTATTCGGAAATAAAATGTCATTCGCACGGACCTGAAAGAACTGTTTTAACCGTGGTGATAACCGAATCATTTCACAGGCTGTTGACCACACTTCTTTAGCTTGGTCACGTTTTGTCGCCAACGAGTACGCACGTGGACGGTGACCAGCCTTGTACATGAGGTACAACATTATACCGCCAGCAAGCGTAGTCTTACCTGCTTTACGTCCGACCAAAACAAAACACTGGTTGAAACGTCGAGTACCTTTTATCCGTGTTTGCATCATTTCGCCAAACACTTCTTCGAACAAATCATCTGACCACTTCCACGCAATCAATGACACCACAACGAATAGTTGCCACGGCATCAATATTGTTTGTTGACCAGCTTTTAAACCATCTGTAATCGGAATGAATTTAAACCAAGCGACGATGCTGGCCGCTGCTTCTTCGTCGAAATAGAAATCAGGGTTTTGCAAATCATCGAAGTGACGTTGTGCTGCTTGCTTGATTGTTTTGCAAGCGGGAACAGTACCCGCCAAAACTTCATAGCAATACTTATGACACCACCGCCAATCTTGGTCGCCAGCTTTTAAATCAGGGTACGAATATTTCTCTAGGTCATACATCATCGAAACCATCACTCGTGTTACCTGCTGTCGGACCGAAAGTTTTACCACGGCTGCTAGGCGTCATCTGGAATTCTTTCATAAGTCTTAGGACCGGTGCGCGTAATTTTTCCAACGCATCACGTGACGGATTTTTTTTAGTGACTACGTTTCTATCGCCTTGCACTTCCATGCTTTCACCGTTCACTTTCAAGTCTTTGCTTAAACGGTCCATTTCACATAAACTAACAGCCAGTAATCCTAGTGCGTGGCGGTCTTGATATTTCAACGTTACACCATTACTTGTGATATCAGACAGTATTGACCAATACCGTTCGTGTTCTTCCATCCCCATGACCGTTACTGAAGGCGGTGGATTCATTCTAATTCGTGTTATTTCGTCCATCGTTATTCCCAACCAAGTTTGTTTCAAATTCCTTTGATTATGGGGGAATTCCTAAAATTTATCAACTAATCCAAAATTTATCGCAGTAATTATTATCGCTAAAATAGTTATCGCGATAACTGTTATCACCATAATTGTTACTACGGTGGAAACGCCACGATTTCGATTATTA